TTTTCACAAAACTTTTCACCATCAACATGCATATCATTTTCACCTATAGTGCCGCCGTTTGCGGGATTGTCATTTCCCACAACATGCACTCTGACCACAACTAAATGTGTATCAGTTGTGAAACCTGTTGGATCTATTTTTGATTCTAATCGTGCAAAGTGTGCCATAATTTATTTCCTATACTGTTAGTACCCCATCCACAGTAAAAGTAGCTATGTGATCAGATCCAGATGTATTTAATGTATTTGTACCTGGTGAAACTGCAATTGATGCAGGAGCGTCAGTTATTCTAATAATAACTATACCCGATCCTCCTGCAGCTCCATTTTGGGCTGCTCCTGGGGGACCTGTTCCTTGTCTTCCACCACCGCCAGCACCTTTATTTACTGCGCCAGCAGTTGCATTTGAAGGTTCTACTGCTCCATTTCCGCCACCACCTGGGCCTCCTGAACCTGCGGGATTATTTCCGCCACCTCCGCCACCACCTCTTGTGACTGGAGATCCTGTAATTGAACTTGCTAAACCGCTTCCACCACCAGAACCTGAACCATTGTTTCCATCTTGACCAGCTGAACCAGCTCCACCGCCACCAGCTCCAGTATTATTACCTGGACCCGGAGAGTCTCCGCCATCTGTGCCTTGACCTGATGTGCCTGATCCTCCGGTTTGTTGACCTGATCCTCTTGAACCAGCGCCTCCACCTGAACCACCGTTTCTATCAGAACCAAAACCGCCGTTTCCGCCTTTAGTTGATACAATTATAGAACCAATACTACTGTCTTCACCTTTAGCACCGATAGCTCCACCAGCACCAACTGTGATTGTATTGTCTCCTGCTGGTATTTCAACTGCGGATTCGGTTGAGGCTCCACCACCAGATGTTTCTGATCCAAAAGAATTTCTATAACCACCGGCTCCACCGCCACCAGAACCAAGAAGATTAGAACCTATGCCGGCACCACCTCCGCCACCGCCTGCTAAAACTAAATATTTAATTTCGACAGGTGCTGCTGATCCTCCAGAACCAAATCCTAGAATTTGAAAACCAAAAGATTTTCCTCTTCGAGAGTTTTTATTTTTTGAATTTTTACCTTCGGCTGTAAGAGGTAAATTTAGTTTATCTCTCATATTTAAATTCCTTACGCGTCGTTAGCAGCGTCTGTAGTAAAGAACAGTTTAATCCCAAGTAATCTTGCATCAGCATCTAAATCATCTGCTGAAACATCTCTTGATATTTGAAAGAACACGTACTCATCTGTACTAGGTGAGCCCGCTATTGTTACCGCTCCACTTTCTGCTGTTACGTCTAAATCATTTGATGTACCACTATGTGCTTTTGCTGTAGGTGCAACCGCAGTACCAAAAGCAGTATTTAAATCTCCACTGTCTGCTAATGCAACACCTTGCAAGGCCCATGAGGTTGTTCCTGTATTTGTTGAAGTAGCTGTAAAAAATGCTTGAAAAGTTACTGTGCCTTCATTCCATGACTTAGGAAAAGCAACAGCAAATTGTGCAAACTCATCAGAAGATTTATCAAAATCTAAAACTTTTAATTCTGGTCCATTTGATAACTCTACTTGAGCAGCTTCTGCACCACTTGTAGTATTGGCATACATTGCAACTGCTGGCACCCATATAGTTTCTTTTCCTGCAACTTTTACGGCAGATCCTCCAGCTTGAACAACACCATTTCCGTTTGGTGCAATATTAATGTTTCCATCTGCTCCATCTGTGATTGTAATACTTCCAGAGTTTGTTCCAGAGTTTGTATCTAATACAAGATCATGTGTGCCACTTGTTGTAAGTGTAGCTGCAGCTGCACCTGTACCGATTCTAGTTTCTCCAGTTCCTTTTGGTTTTATATGAACATCAACATTTGTTTCTCCACTCGCACCTAGGATTGGTGGATTTCCTGTAGCAGCATTAGTTACTTCTAATTCATTTACTGCTGAAGATGTCGTTTGAAATATAATTTGTTCATTTCCATTTTCATCATTAATTCCATGTGCATCATCAAAAGCTATATTAAAACTATTAGTATCTAAATCACCACCTAGTTGTGGTGAAGTATCATCAACAACATCTGATATACCAGTTCCAATCGCAAGAGTTTTAATATCTGGATTTGTGCCATCATTAGCGGCAGCGAAAACTATTTTATCACCTTTATCTGTTGCTGAAAAAGTAAACGTAGATCCTGAACCAGATGCATATTTAAATTGAACTGTATGTGATCCTGAAGTTGAATTTCTTAAAATATAAAAATTTTGTGCATCTAATGGAATTGTTACAATTTGATTTCCAGAAATAGTTCCTGTGAATTCAATCATTCTGTGAGCCATAACAGCACCAGTTGATCCATCAGAAACTGACAATGCAGTTGTTTGTGCTCCACCAGCAATGCTTTGTTGAGTAAACCCACCAGATATTTGTTCAATAAGTTCTAAATTGGTATTAGTTTTTGTTCCCCATGTACCGGCGTTTTCACCAGTTGCTTGGAGCTCAATACCTAAAGGTGTAAATGTAGATGCCATAAATTTTTATCTCCTATGCAGCGTCAGTATAACTTGTATTTGATCCTGTTGCAACACTTGTATACGAAGAATTTGAACCTGTGTCAACGCTAGAATATGCTTGAATTCCAAAGCCTGTGGCCGTGCCAAAACCTGCTACGGAAGAGGTTATACTTTGGCCTGTTAATCCCATTACATCGGCAGGTGTTATTGATCCCACACTAAACGTTGCAGAAATTCCGGTTAATCCCATCACATCGGCGGGTGAAATAGATCCCACAGAGGATGTTACAGAGAATCCCGTTGCGTCTATAATTGGATTTGATGAAACAGTTAGTTCTCCTGAAGAAGATGTTGCTGAGACTCCGGTCAATCCCATTACATCTGCAGGTGATATAGAACCAACGTTAGATGTTAGCGCTCTACCCGTTAATCCCATTACATCAGCAGGAGAAATTGATCCAACATTTGATGTTATAGAAATCCCTGTAATAGAAAAAGATACATCACCAATTATCGTAGGTGAGCCAACACTTCCAGTTGCGGTCTGACCTGTTAATCCCATTACATCTGCAGGATTTACTGTAAACATACCCCAACTGTTTTCACCGTAAGAGGCATTACTCCAACCGTTAGCTCCTAAGTTTGATGTAATCCCATCAGGGGCTTGAAGTTCTACAACTAATCCTGATTCACCCCAGTTTTCATTACCCCATGTATCCTGTCCCCAACCAAGATTTATTTCTGCTGAAACTGTTAATGAACCTATTGAAGATGTGATTGATAGGCCTGTTAGATTAACTTGTTGATCTCCTAAATTATTCCATGTTGTTCCTGGTTCATTAAAAGACTTAGCACCCCAACCAGTTGTTATGGCATTTTGTGTGCCCCAACGACCCTCGTTCCAGGTTGTGCCTGATTGATTCCAAGTATTTGGCATAAGGAGGACCTCCTTATGCTAATCTTATGATTGCGTTAGATGCATCCGCTGTTGGAAATTGTATTGTAAAAGTTCCACTGGTTACAGTTTTATCACCACCAAAAGCGATAACAGCAACAGCTTTGTCAGATTGTGTGTCATTATAAATTAATGCACCGTTTGCTGTAAAAGTTGCGGAGGTAAAACTGACATCTGCAAAATCACAGACTGCGGTTGATGAATCTAAAGTTGGAGTTACACTAGTTAAAGTAGCTCCTCCTGCACTGTATGCAGATCCAGATGTGTTAGATATTTCGTTTGTTGTGCTGTAAGCTGTAGTGCCTGCACCTAAAGATGCAGAGCTTGTAAACAGAGCTATCTTAAAAGTATTACCACTTGATGCCGTAAAATTGTGTGTACCAACTAAAAGTTCCTGTTTAAAACTATTACAAATTGCCGATGTTATTGCCATAATCTATTCTCCTACGGGTTTGGTGAGTTTATCGGAATACGAATGGCGCCATCAGTGTAGTCGTCTCTTCGTCTTCTACCAATTTGCTCACTAGCAAACTTCTGTACCTCAGTTTTATATTTATTTTCATACAATGTCAACATATCCATTGGACCTTTTAAAAATCCATATGCTTCTGATAGACAGCAATATAACAGTCCATTTGGAAAATTAAGACTGACATAATTAGTGTCGTTATCCTCTAATAATACAGGCATTGCATTATAATGCACTCTAAATTTGTATGTTGTGTCAGGGACCGGGGCAAACATTATTCTTCCAGACGTAGTGTCAGATTCTCCTGTAGCACCACCAAACATAGCGTAGTATTTTGGTTGTCCTCTTTTTGCCGATTCAGTTGATGGAACATATTCTTGTAAATATGAAACATCTTTTTTTTCTAAAAATACGTTCGCTCCTGTAGTGGCAGAAGTAGAATCATAAACTTGTAGGGCTCTAATAAATACACAACCTGCTGGAGCGTTAATTGTTTCTTGACCTGTAACCAAATTACCTATCTGTTGTTTTCTATCCGCATCGATAGGCACATCTCTAAATATTCTATATTGTGCGTTTAAGATTATATTCTCTAAAACAGCATCTGTTAAGACATTTGAATCAGTTTCGGTATAACTTCTAATTTGTGTTTTTAATCCTGATGCACTTAATCCAGCCATTATTTAGCTCCGACTATTTCTAGACAAAGTGGACAACTTTTTCTAAATCTTGTGTGTCCAGAGCAATGTTCTGGTTTATGAACTGGAATCTCAGGTTCTGGGACTTTTGTAAAATACTCTACATGTTCATCCATGTCCTCTGGACATTGACATTGTTTAATACCAATTATTTTACAAAATAAATTTTTAATCCATTTAATCATGCCGTTACTGTTACCGGTCCTGCAGATGCAGATCCGCCTCCTCCTGTTTCAGTTATACTAGATGTTGTAGCTGTTGCAAAGGTATAATTATCATCATTTGTCTTCGTAATCGTATATCCTGCAGCCAGATTTATTGTTGCCGCGGCCACTCCACCAACAACATTTGCGTCTCTAAATCTAACAGTATCTCCGGTAGATCTACCATGATCTGGTTCATTAACAGATATTGTAGTTGATCCTAGAGTTGTTGTGAATGCATCTAGTGGTAATATTCTTGGAACAGCGGTCTCCGTTCTATCAGGTCTAACATGTCTCAAAGATATTGAATCACCATTCATAGGTTTTGGTTCTAATTGTGGTTGTTTGGGTTCGAACTCTGATACATGCACAAATGATCCGTTCCACTCTCTAACCATCTCTTTATACGGAAACTCTAAACCAGACCTGTCTGATATCGCTCTTGCATATTTTCCTGTTGCGTATTTAGCCATTATGATCCTGGGTAGTATGCTTTTGGTGTTATGTGAGTGCTAGACGCGGAGCCATCCTCTGCTAAAGCTCTAGCTAGCTCGTCTTCATAAATTAATTTTGTTTGTTGAGTAAGTTGTGGTGTATATTTCATAGACAGATAATACGCTAGTCCTGATACCATACAAGGTACAAATCTAAACGGAACATCGGTTGCATTTGTATAATCTCCCACATCTTGTATTCTTTTTATAAAAAAGAAATGCATATCTTTTGATGCGTTTGTAGAATCTGGTGTTGGATAGATGTGTATTCTAACCTTATCTATAAATCTTTCCACCCAGTATTGATTAGGTGTGCCTTTTGATAATTTGTTTGAGAACCCAGCATAAGTGGATCTGTCCACTTTTGTCATTGGACTATCTGATTGTGTCGTTTGAGTTCTGTTAGATCTTAATTGTGCCTCAAGAACATCTGATATACCAAATACGCTTGCAGGTGCAGTTGTAGTTGCAGATGTCCCATCATCACTAGATCTAAAAAAATCATAGTCCGATTGACCCTCAATTAAATCTAAATTCGTGTCTCCTATCTCCCAATAATGAATACCTCTATTACCCCACTCTTGAAATAGAATATTAAGAGTCCTTCTTGCAGACTTTAATTGATAACCCGATACGTTTTGTAAACCAATACGTTCGTGAGCCTCCTCTATTATTTCATCAATAGCAAAAGTTTTATCGAACGTTGCTGTTCCTGAGGTAGTGTTAGCCATTTAAACTCCTAGCCAGTATAACCAATAGTCAAAGATGTTGTGTTAGTCATTGTCGCATGAACACCATTTTCGAATCTAATACCATTTCCTGGAACGAAGATATCTAAACCTTCAGTATTAAAATCAGCTTCGAAAACTTTATCTCCGGTACTACCAGATGAAATATCTCTTAACACAACAACAGATGATGCTACACCATTTGCTTGTATGTAAGTTACTCTACAAGGTCCTAAATTAACAGAACCACCAGAAATAGTTTTTACCTGTCCTGTGCTAGCTATATTTGTAAACTTCTGATCTGAACTCATATTTTCTCCTTAAAATTAAAATGTGGGGCCGAAGCCCCACACTAATTAATTATTAACTTACTGCCGCACTAAATGGTGTAGCTAAGTTTCCTGTTCCTCCTGTAAATACTTCAACTGCGTATTTACCTGAAGCTAAAACAGTGCACTCAATTCTAGCATGCGTTACGCCGCCAGTTGTACTTCCATTTAAAGTTATAGTGTCAGAAGCAGCTGCTGTCATGAATCCTTCCATGTTGTCACTTGAATCTGTGTCAACGATAGTTGCCATTCCTGTCATAACATCTGTTGCGTTTGCAACCTGAACAACCAAGTCTCCAGTTTTAGTGATAGAATTTATGATAGTAAATTTAGCACCAACGTTATTTAGGTTTGTTAGATCCGCATCCGGTCCTGCTATACCTGAATCAGCATTAGCATTCGTAGCTGGTAACGTGTAAGTTACCGCTCCCGCTGCATCGTTGTGAATTATTTTTCCAGCATGTGAATCCACTGTAAGTGAAATGCTAGAATCTGCATCTACAACGTTAGCTGGACCTGTGTTGATAAATCCTTTTTTAGAAATTACCGGTCCTGCAAATGTAGTTTTTGCCATAA